TCGGCCAACAACTCTGTAATTTTATCTGCTGCAGACTGTTCTATGGTTATCTGGTTCATATGCTATTTATATCAGCATAACCACCAGCGATATATGCCCCAGAGGTCTATAAAACTAAAAATAATATTGTGCCAGAGTAGAGCTGGATCTTTGCGGAATATATACAGCCCCATCAAATGGCCAGCAAAGAAGGTTAAGAAACCTATCTTAGAATACTCAAAATTGCTGCTTAGTAAAAGAGCACTACCCAGAAAGGTAATGCTCATGATCCATTTGTACAACTGATCATTGGTGCCCAAGAGAGGACTCGAACCTCCATGACTTGCGTCGCCAGTACCTGAAACTGGTGCGTCTACCAATTTCGCCACCTGGGCCTGTTCCATTATGCTCTCCTAGCGATTTCTCGCTGGATCTTAGAGCGTTCTTTTTTAACCTGAGTCTTTTCGACCAGGGCTGTTAATTGTTTGACATTAAGAGTTCTCAATCTGGGCTTACCAGATTTATACAGCATGGGATTGTTGTGTCGTTTACTGGGATGAACTCGATTACTAGGCGTTGCCATATTTTAGATTTCCTTCCTGAACTTCTTTGAGAGCTTCATTAATGGGTTTGTATTCGTATTCATGAAGTCGCTGAGCATCTTTGTCTTTGATGTTGCGCTTGCGTTCAATTTCACGCGCTCGGGCTGCTGCATAAAGAATCATCAGATAGCGACTGCCACCGAATTCATTTACGCATTTTTGGGGATCTAGTCTGGGTGCTACCTTGGGTTCACCTAGCATGATATGATTATAGCTCATTCACAACTCCTCATGTTAAAAATACATTATATTATACTACTGTGTTGCTGTCAATCCTTGAGATCTTTTAAAACCTCTTCATGATTTTTGATGACTTCTTCGAGCTTTTCCATTTTTACACTCCAGTCAATCTGATCAAAGTTACGATCGAACTGATCTGATGCTGGTTTACTTTTGATAAAATCGCCAGTGATGTCGTTTTTGGTAGCCATGTTAATAAAATTTCGGTGGTAGTTTGTTTTTAGCAAGCTCTTTCTTCCAGCGCTTTACAGCAGCTGCTTTCTTTTGCTTGCGAACGGTTGTTGGTTTGGTATAGGTTTCACGATCCTGTAGTTCACGCAGCAGATTGCTGGCTTCGATCTTGCGTTTGAATTTACGAAACGCTACATCAAATGGAGCATCGCCTACATGAACCGTACTGCCATCTAGGGTATTTTTACTGGGTTTTTTAAAAGCTTTTTGTGCCATAGTCCTATATTTATATGATTTAATTTTGGCGGAGACTATTGGATTCGAACCAATGAAGCAGGTTTTGGCCCGCTTGCTTTCTTAGCAGGAAAGTGCCTTCGACCAACTCGGCCAAGTCTCCATGATATAACATTATATGATAATTTTAGGTGTTTGTCAATGACAGGCTTGACCATTCTTTCACTGTCACGCGACTTACGTTGCGTCCACCATAGTTAAAATAATTAAATACTATTGATCCTGCTGAAACTGAGGATCTTATGCTAAAACGCGTTGGTGTTGTTGTTAATGGGGCTAGGTAATGATTGAAAAAAATAGACTGTAAATAACTTTGAGACACAGCCCAAGTTCCTGGCGAAACCACAAGAGCATCATTAGAATAATCAGCAAATAAAGCAATCCAGTAATTGCCGCTTGAATTACCACCTATGATGTTAAAAGCCATTTCAAATTCTATCCAACTACTGGTACTGTAAGGTGTAAAATAAAATCCAAAAATTTCATCACCCTGAGTTCGTTGTGGTATGGCATTGGCTGTAGCAGTTGCAGTTGCACTAGTTACAGTTTGTGGTAAATAAAATGTCTGTAATTGACGCAGCGTTCGAACGCCTGGATCAAAATAAGCACCTGCTAAGGTACTAGGTGATGTTGGTTGAGCTAAATTACCCATGATGGACTCCTTGTGAATCCATTATTTATCTAGTTTACTTTTAATCCAGCTGGAGCTAATACAATGCCACTGCCAAAGGCCTTGTTGTATTCATTGGCCATGTCCTCGGCAGGATTGGCTATGACTACTATCCAGCGTTTTTCAATGGTGAAGATTTTGTCTTCGGCATAGGGCATCCAACGTGTCAGTCCAACATTAGCACTGTTACCGCTTGGGCGCACATAGACCATGCAAGGGTTTTCTAGTTTAAGGTTATCGTTTTCGTCTGCTAAAACGTCGGCAATGAGATCTTCGCCGGTCTGTAATCGAATCAATTTAATGTTCATGATGTCTCCATGTTATGGGACCGGCGAGTCACTCTCCGGCCAATTAGTTTTCTTGTTTAAGTTTTTCTTTTTCTACCAACAGTTCTTTTACTCGATCGATGCTAGGAATAGTAGGAATTTCACCAATGGCAATCTTCTTGGGTTTCTTGGCTTCGGGGATGATTCGTTCCAAAGCTATGGTTAGCAGACCATTGCGAAGATCTGCACCTGAAACAACTACATCGTCGTTGAGCCCAAAGGTTCGGGTAAAATCACGAGTAGCAATACCGCGATGAACAAACTCAGTTTCTTTAGCTGGTGTTTTGTTACCTGTGACTGTTAGTTTATTTTCTGCATACTCAATATCAATTTCGCTCTGATCAAAACCTGCTACGGCCAGTTCAATGGCATAGTGGGTATCGTCTAGCTTGGTGATATTGTAGGGTGGGTAACCAGATGTGTTACGGGTTACGTCGTGGGCCAGTTGGTTTAAATGATCAAAGTGTTCGTCAAAGCCAACAAAAAATTTATCAAAGTCCCTGAAGCCAGGGCCAAATACAAAAGCGTCTTGTAAAGACATGGTTTTCTCCTTGTAATAAGCAAGATTAATAAAAAAGCTACCCTTATAAGGCGTAGCCAGGGAAGCCGAAACCTCCCACTTCTACTTCAGAATTATTCATTCTGGTTCTCCTTTAGCAAGTTTAACCGCCTGCAATTAGATTTAAATCAGCGGTAATTTTATTTATATTATTCTGGTGTTACTGTTTCTGCGTCGCCTACGGCTTTTAGTAGATCTTCCTGCAGTTTATCACGGTTACCAGCATTGCGTTCTTCTTCGGGAACCTGTGGTAGGCTTTGCTCACGAACCTTGTCAATAAGCGGTGCTACGGTTTCATAGGGCAATTTAGCCAGAGCCAATAAGATGGCATTTACTTCATTGATGCTTAGTTCTAATTTAATCATAATTTGCTTCCTTGTAGTTACGTTTTTTACCAATGTTGTATTTGGTCTGAAGGTTCCATTGATTTTTCTCATCAAAGTTTAAGATTTTAATCTGGCTCAATGGTGCCTGATCAGTATATTTATCTGGGTTCTGTATGACCAGCAGACCCCAATCAGCCAGCAGTTTGGCTATGCTGTTGCGTCTTTGCAGGTCGTTTTTGCTAAGGTCCGTATTCTTACCATCAAGAGCAAATAGCTCTTTGAAATGTACTATGAAGTAATGCCCTTGCTTGTGCAGGATATGACAGCTCTGGTACAGTGTATTATCCCTGCGTGAAGCTACACCGATGCGAGTCAGTGTTTCGCGAATCTTAAGAAAGTCGTCTGGCTGAGCCAATTTAACTTCCAGGGGGTAATATTCGAAGGGTAGGTCCAGATTAAAGAAATCTGTGATCATCGTTCTCCGCCTTTGTTCAATCGTGTTTTCATTAAAATAATCTGATCGGGAGTAAGTAGAGGTAATACCTGACGAGCTTTATCTATGCTATAATCATGGTATTCTTGAATTACATCCAACACTTCAACCGGTTCAGCCTTAAGCCATTTGTTGTATCTCTTTTTAGGCCTAATAGTATTTATAAGAAAATCGAATTGTAGTTGGTAGTCCAGATGTGGTCTAGCATTCATTTCATTGGCTAGAATCACAGTATCGGCACCAAAACTCAATCCACGATTGACAAAGAAGGCTTCTTTTTTACACTGATCCTCATTGTCAGGATTGACCAGATCCACTTTATGGTCATTGATGGCATTGATAATATCCCAGGGACTGACCCTGGCTTTTTTATAAACTTCATCAGTTACTTCTTTAGGGGGCTCAATGCCCAATAAATCACTCAGCATTATAATAGTTTCCTGATATACTTATGCGATAATCATCGCTGGTATAGAATGGATGTACGCCATGTGTCATTTTAGCCGGGAATATGCACAGCGTATTTTCCCAGGTATGATCAACTGGCAGGACTACATTGGCTATGGCACCCAGGGTATCTGTATATTGGAATTCAAAGCAACCAGCATAGTTGCGTTCCTTGGGTATGCGTGTAGTACGATTCAATTCGTCTCGGCTAAGAAATGGAACCTTTAACCAGATAACAAAGCTCATGATGCCACCATGAGTATGAGCTGGATTGAATTCATGCTTGCTCTGAAAGTTTACCCAGGTTGAACGCAATTTTAAATTTAACTTGGCAGTATCATTTCGGGTATATAAATGACTACCTGTAGTGTTGTTTAAATAGGTCTGAATCAGAGGTGCCTGTAACTGTTCTATATATCTGGTCGTGGCTTCGGGCAAATCATATTCATGTACAATGTTGCCGGCCAAATCATGATTGGCAGTAACAGCCGCACTAAAATCAGCCTGAATGACATCCACGGCCTCCTGTATGGGCCTGATGGCTTCGGCATCTAGTTTGTGAAGACTATAACCTATGTTAGGTAATTCAAAATGTCTGCTATAAAAGTCTGTCATTATTTAAATTTTACTGCGGCCATGATTTCAGTCAGACAGGCCACCAGATTAATTTCAGCATCGGCTACAAAGGCCGCTTTATACTGATAATCAGCCAACAGCAAGATTAACTGAGGTATGGTTTCAACCTGATCTACCAGGCTGTCATATAATTTACGAAATATGGTTCCTGGATCACTGTCCAGATTGTTTACCACCCATTGACGCATTTTCTTCCAGTCTTTACCTTTGAGACTATCTACTAGCTCTTTGGTATTTACATCAGCCAGATTGACCAGGATACCCTCGTCAATGGTGCCAGCTGCACTATATCTCTGTAATTCATTTAGAGTGCGACGATAATCTGGAAAATGCTTTTCAATTAACTTGGCTACTACGGCCTTGTCAAAGGTAATGTTTTCATTGACCAGTATGTTTATGACTCGATTAAAGAACTGGCTGGCAGCTTTTTGCTTGTCATCACGAGCAATCTTAAATTCAATCACAGTAGTTCTTGAATGCAGAGCTGGTATGATCTTATTCTTATAGTTACAGGTAAAGATAAAACGACAATTGCTGCTAAACTCTTCGATGAATCCACGCAAGGCTGGTTGGGTACTGGTTGGGTTTAGATAATCAGCCTCGTCTAAAATGACTATTTTGGTCTTGCCGCTGAAGCTCATGGTGCTGGCAAAGCCCTTGATTTCATTCCTCAGAGTATCTATGTTACGTTCCATGGAAGCATTGATTACTATGTAATCACATTTTAGCTCTTCACATAAGGCTCTGGCAATGGTGGTCTTGCCCATGCCGGCGCCGCCACATAATAACATGTTGGGGATTTCGCCCTTGGCTACAAACTCACGAAATGTATTTTTATTGGCATCGGGTAGAATACAATCACTAATGGTCTTAGGACGATATTTCTCTACCCAGAGAAATTGTTCGCGATTAGCATCCATTATACAGTACTCTTAGGATCTAAGGCTAACCAATATTGTGGTGTCTGAGCATTTTCAGATTTAAAATGCAAGAATTTTTTCTTGCTCAGAGTCACTGAATAAGTATCTGCTACTACTCGGAAGTTTTGTACATCTAAGATACCATCAAAGGTCAAAGCAGTTTCGCCTAGTGTTTTGCTCCAGGTTACATTGCGAGACTTGTTGGACACTTCTAAGATAGCTTTAACACCATCGGCTTTAAGGCTGATGATTTCAGCATTACTAATAGCAATGGCTTTATTTAACATGATGATTTCAGCATTGGTTAGAGTGAAAGTATAATAGCTGTCTAACTCAATGGTTTTACCAGCTGGTGGTGCAATGATCACACTTGGATCAGCATAGCGATATTCAAAAGTACTACCATTGTTGCTGATCTTAAGACTCTTTTCACCAAACTCTACTTCTTGATCTTCCATGTAGGTTAGCAGATCCAAGAATGAATTTAATTCATAAATGCACACATCAACCGGAAATGTATCTGGCACTGTAGCCTTGGCAAAGATGCTTTGCTGAGGACTCAATACTGTTAATTCATTACCTGGATAGATGCGAAGATTATTACTAATCTGAGCATAATTCTTCAATACACTAATTGCTTCTTTACTAATTTTCATCACGAAACTCCTGATTGTTGTCAATATTACTATTATAAGATGACCCTGATATAGAGTCAATAACTTTATGCAGGGACTCACACAGGTCTGCTATGCTCCCGTCATTATGTACTACAAAATCTTCACCTTGGCTTACCCAGGCCCATTCGCTGGCATGAACACCTGGCCATAATCTATCCATTTTTACTGCGTCGCCAGTACGAGCCAATTGCCACCAGTAGGGTAATGCATCTCGCTGTAATCTAATAATGATCCCCCCGGCATTCTTTATGGCCCAGATTTCGTTGGGAAACCGAACATCGCTGATTACAATATTGTCCTTGCTGGACATTAATTTTCTTTCTAGACTGGCTACCCAGATGTCGTTGCTAAAATTATCACGACATACATCGGTGCCAAAGAACTGGAGGACCCATCGCGGGGTAAGGTGAGGGATACCCAAGCGTTCGGCCCACCAGTCATCGACCTCTTCTCTCCAGGCACGACTTTCAGCAGTCTGTCCCTGAAGTAATTCTCTGTCCCAATGAAATATATCTGAGACTGCATCTTTAAGAGTGTTGGCAAAACTATCACGTTTGAAACCAAATTCATTTACCAAAAAGTCCGCAGCAGTATCTTTACCACTACCAATCAATCCTACAAATCCTATGATCATTTACAAACATCCTTCTTGTATTTTGTTATCCAATCGGCTTCCCACATGCAAGCATAGGGGTCATCTTTGATCCAATCTTCTTTTAGCTGAGCTTCAAACTTGGCTTGCTTTTCTTTGCTCAGGGCACTGGGGTAGGGTTTACCAGCAATCTTTTTAACCACCCATTCACCTGCACTATAGGCTGCTGTAAAAGGCGTGGGACTAATAGCAGTTGTATCAGCAGCGGCGCGACCCGCTGCTAACACTAGGAGGATACTAATAATCCTGCGCATTATCTGTGGCTTGCACACCCATGCCCGCTGCCGAGAACTGACGAGTTGGACTTTGGGTTATATCGATATTAACTTGTCCTAGATCGCCTGTGCTAGGCTTGTTCTGTGTGTCCGTGTCTGAACTGGCAGCGCTAACCTCTTGATTTTCTTGAGGTTTATCTACCTTGTTATACAGGTCCATGAAGGCTGATTTTGTCTCTTCATCAAAGCGATTAATACATAATTCTATGGCCTTGACTCGGTTACGACGGAACATGCTAAAGGCTTTAACAATATGCAATAACCTTCGAGTGGATATGATTTCGTCTATGCCACCTTCGGTAAAGGTTTTACGAATAATGTCAGCCCAGGTTACCAATAAATCAGCAAACTCAATGTCTACGGCCTTGAGCTCATTCATCTTGTTAAGTATGATCTGATGTTCAACCTTGGTGCCAGGAAATTCCTGTTCAACCGTAATGGCAAAACGCTCTAGGAATGCTTCGTCTAGAATTTGGGCAGCAATGAAACGACCATCATCTGTTCCTCGGCCTTTGGTATTGGCAGTAGCGATTATATTGAAGCCGTCCGCGGGATGAACCACCTCGCCGGTCTTCTTGTTAAAGTATGGCTTGCCTTCCAGAATAGCCTGTAAACACATGAGCTTGTTACTGCCCCTATCACATTCGTCTATGAGCAGTACTGCGCCTCGTTTCATTGCTAGTAAAACTGGACCTTCACGGTAAACAATATTACCATCTACCAGAGTGTTACCTCCAATAAGGTCGTCTTCGTCAGTCTCAACACTGACATTCACTCTAACACATTCACGACCCAGATCTGCACATACCTGTTCAACCATGGTAGTCTTACCATTGCCTGATAAACCTGTGACAAATACCGGATAGAAAATTTTGCTAGATATGATTGATTTCATATCTTTATAGAAACCAAAAGGCACATACAATTCGTCTCGAACCGGAATCATGTTATCAACAACCGTTTCCAGTTTCTTCTGACGAACCATGGGCACAACCACTGCGGGTTGAACCTCAGTTACCAGTTTGGGTTTAAGATTATATTTGCCTCGACCAACTTTATACTCAGTTGAGTCAATGATAAATCTTGGGAATGGAAGTTTTTTGCTAGCTGCAAAATCTTCCACCTGACGGCGAGTTACTGCTTCGCCAAACTTGCCAATCAACTCAGTTAAGAATTGATCTTGTTCTTGATTACTCCATGCCATAATTTAATACTCCTCACCTTATTAAACATACAATCATTATATAGAAACTTCATACAACTGTCAAGCATTTTTGGTGCCTTATTTTTAGGCAATCATTCGAATGAATCGATTCAATAATACTCGATTTAAAATCTTGCCACGCTGCATCTTTCTGAATGCTCGGCCTATGTCTTTGATGTCGGCATCGGCTTCCACGGAAAATTCATCATTGATGGCCAGGTCATTTTTAACAATATAATATTCATTATAACCGCTGGTGGTTACAACTGCTACACGATCGCGTTTGAACTCTTCCATGATCTGATCCACCACGAATTGTTCATCGCCAACGCCCTTGTGTTTACCCAACCAGCTGCGTTCACTCTGAAATACTTCACTCATTACAGTATTGCGAACATTATTGGTTAAGAAGAAGCCTACAATGTTAGCGCCGGTCAATTCACGAGTGATTTCCAATAACCCAGTAGCAAGTGCTCGGGTACTTTGACGACCCTTGAGATGCACCTGAATCTTGGTTCGTTCATCTGTGATAAAACTATTGTATCTGTTACCAGCTTCAATGAATCTGTAGCTAGGTTCACCATTGTCATCAAAGCTACGGGCTCTCATATCGCCATCACTTTCACCATCGGTTAAGAATACCATGTTAACAATCTCTGCACCAGTTCGTGCTTTGAATCTATTAAAGATATCACGGCTGAGCAATATGGCACTGGTCAATGGTGTGCTATGCAAATGTTCACAGGCTGGCATAACACCTGGCCAATTAAAGTCATAATCTTTACCATAGCGTCCACGATTATTTTCCCAGGTCTTTTTAACCATGCAAAGGTTCTGCACCATGCGTTTGTAATCTGTAGCACTCATGGAGTTGCTAAAATACTGCTGAAGTCTAAAATCACTGCCTGTGATGATGAGATCATTATCCTTGCCCATGTGTCTGCGTTCATTGCCAGCATCTCTATAAGCTGTCATGGGTCCTTGGTTATCCCAGAAAATACGTCCGTCATTGGTAAAACCATATACTTCAAATGGTATGTTGATCTTACGACAAAATTCTACCAGCACCAGAATCTGCTCTATGACACCAGCAATGCTGTTGCTCATGCTGCCACTCATGTCATAGAACATGACCAGACCGTGATTTTTACCCTTGGGGATAGTTGTAATCTTTAGGAAAAGATCTTCGCTGATCTTATATTTGAATAACTTCTTAACATCAATCTCACCTGATTTGCTGATCTGTGCTCGGCTAAACTGCTGAGCATTGCGACGCAATTCAAATTCTTTGACCAGGTAATTCACAAACTTGAGATTTTTTGCCTTGAACTCATTGTATACTTCACCACGACGAGCTTCTTGTTCTGGAACAAACTTTAATAGTCCAAGCATGGTCTTATAGTCCCAGATATAAGGTCTGGCATCATACTCAACCAAATTATAATAGTTAAATGGTAGACTCTTTTCGTCTAGCAATTCTGCTTCGCGATTACGGAATGCCTTGTCAGTAATACTTTCTGGTTCGGTCATGTCCTGATACTTGTCGCTGAGACTTTCGCCAGCTGAGTCTGTATCTGAAAAGTCATTGTCATCACCCATGTCACCCTGATCCTGTTCAGCCGGCGTATCACTTAATGAATATTCCATGATATCATTTTTACTCTTCATGGCCTTTTCTTTGAGCTCTTCTTCAGCCATCTTATATAGACGTTTGGCCAAGGCAACTACTTCTTCCCAGGTTTCCATGCCAGCAATTTCATTTACTATGACAGCTTCTTCTGGACTAAACTCTACGCCAAGGAAACTACCTACCTTAAAGTGTAGATTGATGCGGTCTATGAATAATAGATCTGGAACCTCGTGTTCTTCAACACCAAAGAAGTCTTTTTCAAATAGCTCCTTATAGGCCTGATAGAAGTTCTTTCTGAGACCAGGGTAGGTTCTTTTTACTAGTTTTTCAATGCGAGCATCTTCTAGGACATTAAGGAAGCCCTTGAAGTTATTACTAAAATCTTTGTCTTGGATCTGATCATGCCAACCTTCGGCTGGAGTATATAAGGCGTGACCTACTTCATGACCCGTCAATAGGTCATAAAGATCAGCACTCATGTCTTTCCAGGTTGGTAATGCGAGAAGTCTATTTTTGGTATCAAAATAGGCTGTGGGAATGTTTTTATGTTGAACCGTTAGATTTTCCTTGGCCAACAATCTTGCTAAAATACTTTTACTTTGCTTAATATCCATAAGTCTCACCTTATTAATTTACAACCATTATATAGTAACCTGTCTAAGAAGTCAAGCTTCATAGACATATTTTTTTGACCTGTCTAGATTTCTTAGTTTCATAGACATCATTATAGCAGAAAACAGGCTTTTTGTCAAGCCCTGCTAACTCATTGATTTTAAAGTAAAATGGTGCTCTCAACGAGAATCGGACTCGTGATTCGTCCTTACCAAGGACGTGTTATGCCACTTAACTATGAGAGCTTTAACTAGCCCTTGTTGGTCCACCAATCTTCCCAGGGAAATACAATCCAATCATCACAGGCAGCGTCTATGAGCAATTCGCCATAGTAGTCACAATCAAAACGACTGGTGCATTTTTCTAACAGGGTAGCATATAAAAATGTTTTGCTAAAATATTCGCCATCGACAAAATCCTTAATGGCTGTTAAAGTATCACCTGAGTCATTGATATCATCAACTACTAGAACATGTCCGCCTTTTTCAGTCTGTAGATGAGCCTGGCTTAACATGTTACTATCGTCGGGTCCAAATTCCTGAGCATCATTGCGATCTCTGAGACTATAATCTATGGTATACAGAGGCACATCAAAATAATGGCTTAGCATTACTGCAGGAGTTAGACCTCCTCGCACTATACCAACAACTGCCTTTATCTGAATATTTTCTTTCTGCAGATGTCTGATAATATTAGCAACCAGTCCTTCAGATTCTTTACAATCAATGTATCTTTTCTTTACAATCACGATTCACTCCTGGTTATAGCAGTAATTTTAGCTATTTGTTTATCAATAATTTCAGTTCGGTTTGGCCAGTGTATGTAGGCCTTGTCGGGATTCTTTTTAAGGTTATTTAATAGGGGTAAAATAAGAGCCTCTACTTCTTGTAGTTTATTTTTAAGTGTGGTCTGTGCGGTGTCTAAAGCTGTTGGATCAAACTCTACGGCAGTGAATCCAAAATCAAAATCGTCGTTCATGTTATCCTCGTGCTATTCTGCTAAAGTTCTGATACTTCTCAAATTTAATTACACTTCTAAACTTGTCAAATAAAATGTCGCCTTTGTGACTGATAACAAACACATTGGTATCATCACCCAGAGTGTTTAGTATGCTCATGAGATAATCTGTGGCATTGTGGTCCAGACTGCTGTCAAATACTTCATCCAGCAATAATAGGTTGGTGCTGGCTGAGTTCTTCATCTTGGCTATGGTGCGCCAGGTAAACAACAGTGCTAGATCGATTCTTTGCTTTTCACCTTCACTGAAGCTAGCATAGGTAAAGTCATCGCGATGTCGACTCTTGATGGTTTCATTAAACGCCTCGTCCAGTTCAAAGCTGACCCAGAAGTCCATGGCTCCCAGATACTTGTTGACCAGTTTATTGATCACAGGCAGATACTGACGTATGATTTTTGTCTTGATGCCTGTGTCTTTTAGCAGACTAGACGCAATGTCCTGATAATACTTCTCTTCGTTTAGTGTGGTCTTTTCACTGACCATGGTCATGACTTCTCGAGCCATGGCTTTTAATTTTTGCTTTTCGTCATCCATGTTGCCAGTGTCATCTTCGTCCTGAAGCTTTTCTTCCTGCAACTTCTGTATGTATTTTTGTCCGGCTATGACCTGATGATTATAGCTTATGAGTCTGTCTTCAGCAGTGCTGATGCCGGCCTGTATCTGTACAATGTTATCAATTTTAGCATTGATGGCCTGCATCTGAGCTTCCAGAGCTACTATGGCTGACTGTAGTTCTGCTTCCTTGGCACTGTGTTCGGCCAGTGCTTTTACTTTTAAATCGTCGGTCAGGGCCTGATCACAGGTTGGACAATTATCATGTTCCTGATAGAATTTAATGTCGGCCTGAGTCTTGCTAATCTTATCGCGCAACTGACGATTGATGCTAAACATTTCGTCTTTGTCACCATAGACTTTTTCAGCATCACTAATCTGTTCCTGTAGACTGCGAACTTCTGCCTTGACCAGATCTATCTGTATGAGATGCTGATTGATTTCTTCTTCGGTAGTGGCTATGCGAAGATCAACATCGGCACTGCGTTTATTCTGACTTTCTTTGAGACTGCGAATGAACTCGTCCTGTAGTTTGACCTTTTCCTTGTGTACTTCTATGTCACTGTCCATCTGACGCATTTTGTCAGCTAGCTCACGAGATTTTTCTTTGAGCAGGGTATTCATGACACTAAAGATGCGAATGTCCAGGAGGTCTTCAATGATCTCTCGGCGATGGCTAGGCGGCAACTGCATGAAAGGTGTAAAACTAGCACTGCCTAAAATAACAATCTGAGTAAAGCTCTTGTAGTTAAGTTTTAGAATATGCTCTTCTAAATACTTCTGAAAGTCTCGGCTATCGGCTTCTTGATTGAGCTGGACACCATCTACATGTATTTCAAAACGAGCTGGCTTGTG